AGATGTAAATGTAACATTACCACCTGACGCATCTCCAGCACCAGATACTGTGTAGTGCGTGGTTAGAGTTTTGGTTGTTTCAGTTCCTGTAGAGGATCTGATGATTACTTGTAAATCTGTGTCCGCAAAAATCTTAAAGGCATAGGCAAAAGCTGTTGTGCTTGAATTACCTGAGTAGGAATTTTTTACTGTAGTTGAAGATACTGTCATATTACTTTCTCTATATTATTATTTATTATCATTATCAACCTTATAATACATCATATCTAGTCCTCTTTTTGCTGTTTTTATCATTAAAAGATAGTGAGCATCTATTAGTTCTCTTTTCTCATCAGCAGTATATTTTTTAGTATTATATATATTTCTTATAACATAATTTATTTCTTTTAAAGCATCTCTTATATTTAATAATTGAAGAACATTTTTATCTTTCATATTAATTTTTTCTTTAACTTTTAATGCTTCTTCTATATTTCCTTGTTTTTCTAAAGCCAATATACTTCCAATATCTTTATCTATTTTAGCAAACTCTTGATAAAAATCAGTTATAAATTCAGAATTACCACTTGGATCTCTTAAATTAAATGCTCTAATACCTGGTATGATTGTTAGATTATCTGTAGGTTTAATTGGATCTTCTATAATACCAAACTCTATTAAACCTTTGTCTGACATTTGTATAACAAATCTACCTAAAGTAGCAAACCAAGCATTTAAAAAATTATCAATATATATAGGATTATCTAATTTAGTATAATCATTTCCAATCATTGTATTAATAGCTCTTGATATACCTTTAGCAACTTCAGATGTATAGGTTGTATATTGATATTTAGATAATAATTTTTTATCCATATAATCTGGAACAATAGGTTTACCAGTAAAAAAACTTTTATTCATATATGCTTCTATAAAAGGAGCAGCAAATGTAGGAGTTGGATTTAAATTTTTTAATTGATTAACTCCAAAGTCATAGATAAAATCATTTAGTTCATCTGGATGTTCTTTGTTTAACCAATCTAATAATTGTTCTGTGCCTGTACCAAACACCACACCAAGATCAAAAGGTTTAGCTATTCTATAAGGTACACCATCATGCACCACTACCCAATAATTATCTTTTACCCATTTTGGTTGTCTTTGATAAATAGGATCATCTTTGTTTGCTAACCAAAAATATATAGATGGAAGTATAATAGAACCTGTAATCATAGTAAATGCTCTTACTGGTCTTTGTTTAAAAGCATCAAAAATTTTTACAGTGCCTTGTAAACTCGCATTATAAAATGCAGCTATTTGATTTAATCCTTGCATTTTTAAACCCATTTTAGAGTAATCAATAGTTATATCTCTTGATTCAAATCCACCTCTTTCAATAGCTTCCTTTTCTGTTAATCCTGCTTTTTTAGATTTAGTATAAGCTCTTTTAAATTCAGATATTCTTGTCATGTTTTCTGAAAACTCTGATACTATTCTTAAATACTCTAATGGTGTTTTAAGTAAATTTCTAACAGGTCCTTTATTTAAAATTTCAAAAGCTGGTTTATCAAATATATTTCTATCAAGAGAAACTAAAGTAGATTGCATACCACCTGATCTAATCCACTTTTGATATATCTGCTGCGATTTTTTTGATAATCCAGACTTACCCATAACCAAAGTTATAGCTCCTTCTAATGAACTCCATAAAGGTACGAATCCATATTTACTAAATACAGCAGCAGTTACTGTATCTCTTATTATATTCGCAAATACAAAGTCAGGTGATGCAGTAGCACCTGCTCTTAACCATCTAGCAGGAGCATTTAATCTAAACATTTTAATATAATCACCCATAGCTCTTGGATCAAAATCTTTTAAAGCATTGGCTAATTCTTTTCCAACTTCATAAACTTCAAATTTACCATTTCTCATCACACCCACAGAAGTTTCATCTGGTTGTAAAAATTCTTTTCTAAATACTTTAAAATTTTCTATAGCTTTATCAGATATAAAATTTTTAGATGTAGTATCTAATACAGATTCTAATTCTTTTCTTTCTATTTTTATTTCTTTGACAGTTGTTTTCTTTTTAATATCTGGAAATATTTTTTCATTTGCTTTTACAAAATCAAAAAATTCTATAAGAGCTGCATTTCGTTCAGCAAGTTTTATAATGTGAAATGTATTATTATATACAGTTTCTATTGGATCAATAACATCTCTTTCAGATCCTTTTATTCTTTTAAAAGGATTAGATACATTTTTAGTATAACCTTTTTCACCTTCTATTGCTTCAAGAACTCTTGAGAAAGGAACATAATTTTTGTTAGCTTCTGTTATTGATTCAAATGCTTCTTTGGTAATTAAACCTCTATCCCTTGCATATTCTAATATTCTTAAATTATAAGCATCTAATTCGTTAGATATTTTATCATACTTCTTAATTAAATTTTTATTAGCCACAACCTCTCTTGCAGCTTTTATATCAAATCCATGATCAATTCCTCTTTCATTTAATTCAATAATTCTTTTAGAAACTTTATAAGTATTAAATTCTAAATATGATTTTTTATCTTTGCCTATAGGTTTTAGTACCTCTTTAAAAGACTTTCCATTTACTTTTAAATTTTTATTTAAAGTTCCTATTTCAATAAAGTGTCCAGCTCTATGTTGCATACCAACAAGAGTTCTAAATCTTTCGTAGATACTTAATTGTTTAGTTCTATTTTTTGTTTTATCTACTTGTCTAACCATTCGAAGTATTGGATGATGTCTATCTATTAATATTTGAGTTGATTTATCTTTTATTGGTTTAACAGTTGTTTCTTCTTTTTCAAAACGAAGTTTATCTAAAATTTTATTTTCAGCTTCTGTTTCTAGTTTAATATCTTTTTTAAAATTATCTTCTTTAAATACAGGTTCTGATTTTGGTTTTTTGTAATCTCTTGGTATTAATATATTTTTACTAGATAAATCTTCAACAACTGTTTTATCAGCAACATAATCTGTTAATATATCTATTGCATTGTTATTGGTTTTTTTAATTGTATTAATAACTTTAGCTCCACCAGATTCAGCTAAACCAAATGTAGCAAACAATATTGTAGAATCTATTAGTTGATCTTTACTAGGTAATTCTTGTTCTATAATTGCACCTGATCCTTCAAATCCACCTACTCTTAATAAAAGTTTAGATAAAAAGTTTTTTCTAAAACCGCCTAAACCTATAGCACTACCTAATTGTATTGCTTCTTTTCCACCAGCTTTAACTCCTTCTTTAGTGTATATATCCCAAAACTCTGACCAACTATGAACTTGACCACTTTCTAACATATTCAAATAAGTTTCTCTAACTGAACCTGCAAAAAAACCAGAACCAGCAGCAGTACCAATTTTACCTGCACGACCAAAAGTTAAAAGGTTTGTAAGCAAAGCACCTGTTAGATATACTGGTAAATCTTTTGTAATAACTGCAAGGTTTTGAATATTTCTTTCAATAATACCTGTATCTTCAAAAGGTTCTGCAACGTAACCTTCAGGTAAACCTGTACCATTATTGCCTGGTAACTGATGGTAGTTTTGAATTAAATCTATAATACCCATATTGAAACCTCTATCCCAATATTTTTCTACTTCAAAAACTTCACCAACTAATTTTTCTTTTAAAGAAATATTATCAGGTTCATTTTTCTCTACCTCTAATAATTTTTCATAAGTTGATTTAGTTTCTTCTTTACCTAAAGAAATAATATTATCCCATATTTTTTTAATTGGTCTTTTATCTATTGATTCATAACCAAACTCTGCTAAAATTTCATTACTTTCAAATCCAGCATTTTCTAATGTTAATACTTTATCTTGTTTCCAAGTGTTTATTTCTTCTGATGAAAATCCACCTTTCTCTAATGCTTCTAACTGCGTAGTCAGAGTTGTCATTTTGTTAATCCTATTCTTTTTAAATAATCTTCTGTAGACTCACCAGGTAATCTTTTAGCATCTGTTTTTAAATCAAATGATTTATTTTTTTTAATTTGATCAATCATTTCCTTAAAAATTTTATTTGCATTAGGCATAAAATTTAAAACATCTTTTCCAATAAATTCTTTTTTTGTAGGATCTGTTAAAGTTTTAGCAGGTATTCCATTTTGAATACCATTAATATATCTTGAATACATTACATATTTAAAATTATTTAACCTATCATCTAAACCAGAATCAATACCTACTAATGCAGGAGAACCTTGAACTGGCATTTTATAGTAATCTATAAATTCAAAAAATGATTTCATTTGAGAATATGTTTCTGGATTTTTATTTTGTGAATCTATCATTGAACTTAAAAATGTAAGGTCTTTTAAATTAACACCATTTTCATATCTTTGTAAAATTGATTTTCCTTCACCAGTTTCTCCTGGTAATAAAAAAGGATCTGATACTTGATTAACTTCATCATTAACAATTAAGTTAATTATTTTAGAATTTGTGTCAAAACTTGAAATAGATTTACCTTTACTATTAACAACTTTTTCATTTAGTTCTTTAAACTGTTCAATAATTACAGGAGTATTTCCAAATAATTCTTCTATTTGTTGATCAAGTACACCATTTTTTTTATCCATTTCTTCTATTAATTTTTTTGATTCTAAAGCTGTTTCTGCTTGTATAATTTGATTTTGAGCTAGAATACTAAACTGCATATCAGTTCTTTTAGCTCTTGCTTTTTTATTAAAGAAACTTTTAAATTCTGTTTTTTCTGTTACAGATAAACTATTATATAAATTTTGTAACTCTTGATTATTACCAAATGTTCCTTTTGCTATTTCGTCATAAGCTCTGCTTAATAAAACAGGTGCAGCATCAGGAGGTAAATCAAGTGATCCTGTTAGTACCTGAAACTTGCTTTGTAATATATTTTTGTCTGCTGTAGCAGATAATGTTATTTTTTGTTGAGCAGATAGTAAATCAAATTTACCAGCTTCAACTGCTTCTTTAAAAGCAAAAGGTTGTGCAGTAGCCATACTTTCTGCTAAAGTTGTTATACCAAATTGATTGTATGCTTTAATTAAAATTTTCTTTTGACCTTCATCATAATTAGAATTTGAATTAATTTTATCAATAACTTTTTGAGTATATATATCTATGTATACAGGTCCTACATCTTTTAACACTAATGCTTCTTTAGAAATATAATCTTCATCTATATCTTTTGATAATGTAATTTGCTCTATTCTTGAACCTTCAAGAGCTTTAGTTTTTAAAATACCTGCTGTAGAAAAAAATTTTTTCTCAATAGCTTTTTTAGTAAAGTTATCTATATTATTAAATTTATTATTTTTAAAATAATTATACAAACTATTAACACTATTATCATGGTATAATGCTGCGTCTGTTGGGTTTCCATTTTTTTTAGTTGTACTTTGAATACTAAATAAACCTTCTTGAATAGTATTTCCATTAGCATCTTTTTGATCTATGTACATATCAGATAGTAATTGATATGCTTTATTATCTGCTTCTAATTTTTTTTCTTTTACATATTCATTTACAGCAAAATCAGTAATTGGTTTAGCTGCTCTAAAAATGTTTTCACGAACATCAATACTAGGTATAGTTCCTGAACTTGGAACATCTGCTGTTATTCTTCCTTGTATATCGTATGTTGGTATCTTTGGCATATTATCCTGTCATTGTTAATAAACTTGTTCCTGCTGAACTAGCAATTTGGAACTGTTCCATTCTTGATCTTTGTTTTGCAAGAGTTCCTTCTATTCTTGCAAATGATGCTTCTTCAAAAGCTCTAGCTTGTCCTATTTCTGTATTATATTTCATTATATCTTTTTCTATTTCTGCATTATATAAGTTTGATAATTTAATTAATTTTGCTGTACCAGTTCCAACAGCTACTCCTGATTTAGCAGTATTAACAACTTGAGTCGCTTCTAGCTGTTTAAATTTTTTATCAAATTTTTGTAAATCTAAAGTTAATTGATTTTCAAGAGCTTCAACTTTTTGTTCAGCTATCGCTGCTTTTCTATCAAAAGCTGCTTGTTGGTATGAACCAATAGCACCTGCTTGTTGCATACCAAGTAATGCTGTTCCACCTACTATAAATGGTGCTGCTGGAGCTAAAAATCCCATTAGAATATCCTCGCATATCTGTATTGGTCTGAACCATCAAAACCATAGTGTTTCATCAATCCCTCGTTTTCTAATCCTAACCATTCTGCAAATCTTATACCTTTGTCAAAATCTGATCTTACAGCAGTTTGAACTCTTTTAATATTATACTTTCTTGCAACTCTAGCAAAATCTTTTTTAATTGCCTTTGCTACACCAATAGGATGTTGCCAAACATCTTGTGTTGCAATGACCCAACCTTCTGCGACCTGACCCCAAATCATTTTCATACCAGCAGCAAAGATAGGTTTATCATTTACCACCCCTGTAAAAGCTAAGTGGTCTTGCACAAGGTTCATAGCATCTCCATCAAACTGTGCATCCTTATCCATAAGTTTATGATTCATTTGACATGATAGAATAAATTTTCCATGTTCAGCAGTGTAA